CGACGCCGGCACCTCGCGGTACGGCGGCGGTATCAATAGAAAATCGTGTTCGCGTTCGCAGCGCGCGCGTTCGGCGCGCTGATCTAGGTCGCATTTGATTGCGACGTGCAGCGCGCACGACGCCAGCGCGCCGGCCAGGGCAGCGCACAGCGTCAGCGCGGCGGCGGCTGTCATGCGCCGGTGCTTTCGATTAGCGCCACGATCGCGGCGCCGTGCGCGCTGATCCACGCGCGCGCGGCGTGCGCGTCGGCGTGCGCGAGGTTCGCGACCTCGGCGACGGCGGTCGCTTTCGCCTCAACGCTGGAAACCCGCTGATTGCAGGTTTTGACGGCGCGGCGCAGCGGATCAAACAGCGCGCCGGCGTCCGCCTCGGTGAACGACCGCGCGCACATTAGCCAGGATTGCCGCCCGTCGAACAGCATTAGCGCGCCGTCCACCGTGTGCACGTCGCCGGGTTCGGCCGGCTGTGCGGTGCCGATCACGCGCAACCCCGACGTATCGAGGCGCCGCCAATGCGCCGAGGCGCCCGGTTCGTCCGCCGTGTCTTGCAATGCTTCGTAGGCGCGGCCGATGAAATGCGATCGCCGCGCGCCGGCGCGATGCACGCCCGGCTGCCACGGTTCGCACGGCGCGCCCGGCGGTCCCGCTTCGCCGCGTTCCCCGCGTTCGCCGGCGTCGCCCTTATCGCCCTTTTCGCCGCGTTCGCCGGCGGCGCCCGCCTCGCCGGCATCGCCGCGCAAGCGGTCTAGATGCCGTTCGACGACAAGCACCGCGATCGCGTCGAGGTCGGGGCGCGGCAGTTCTACGGCGAACTCGCGTCCATCGGAACGGCGCACGACGATCCGCCCGGAATCGAACACCACGTCAGACAGCGCGGCGCCCTCGATGCTGCCGACCTGCGCGCCGATCGCGCTGCGCATCACTTCTAACGCCTCGTCGCGCGCCGACAGTTGCGTTTGCAACGCTTGCGCGCGTTCGGCTGCCGCTTCCGCCGCTTCGCGTGCGGCGGTCGCTGTGGCTAACAACCCCTCGATTTCGGTTTGCATCTTTTTGCGGACGATTCCGAATCCCGCCTCGATGCCGCGCGAAACGCCGGTCAGTTCAGCCTCGGTCATGCGAACGCCCTTTCGATTGCTGCACGGGTGACCGCTTCCGCCTTAGCGGCTGCCGCGTCGTTGGCGGCTGCATCGGGCGGCGGCGGTGCGTTGCTCGGTGCTGGCGGCGGCGCCGGCGGTTTCAGTTCCATTTCGGCCAATTGCTGCGCCAGGGCAAGCGGGACCATTTGCCTTTGCACTAGCAATTGGTCGCCGCCATCGGCCGGACCCTCGCCGACCGCTTTGCGTGCTTCGTTGGGCATCAATACGCCGCCCTGCACCATTTGCGACAACGCTTCCGCTTGCGATTTGAGGTCGGTACGTAGCAACGCCTCGGTAGACATTTCCACGTAATCGCGCCGACCGTCCATGCCGAACAATCGTTCTAGCCCGCGTTCGAATCGTTCGATCAGCCCGCCAAGCGACACCGACAGCCAGTGATTAATCAATGCCTCGGTGTTAATGACGCCGCCGCCCTGCACGTCGCCGTACAGCGGCGGTGCGACGAGGCAGCATCTCGCTATATCTTCGTTCGAATACCGCAGCGACGAAACGACCGACGTATCGATCGCGGCTAGGTTCGCGCTTGTCATCTTCAAACCGCCGGCCAGGATCGGAATGCCGCCGGTTTGCCAATCCTTCGCCTGTTCGTCGAAACGTTCGCGTAGTGCTCTCATTTGCACTTTGTCTAGCGTCGCGTCCGTCGATAGCACCGTCGAAACGCGGCGCATGTTTTGGACGAACCACATTTGCGCGCGCGACAGCGCGACGTTTACGCCGGCGGCTAGCCCCGCTGCCGCTAGCGCGGATTCGCCGCACAGCGGATGCCGAGGCGTTGCCCATCGCAAATGCACGCAATCGGTCGCCGACACGACGCGCATTCGCCCGTTATCCACGTCGGTAAGCGTGATCGGCTGGAACAGTAGGGATTCGTCGTCGGTAATGACGTAGAAAACCGTTCGTGTGTTGGGGTCCACGCGCGGCGACCACAGCCCGCGCGGGATGCAGTGCAGGGCGGTTACTTCCTGCCGGTTATTGCGTTCGCCGTATAGAAGCACCTCGCCCGTTAGCCAATCGTCAACCGTGCGCGCGAACAGGTCCGCGCCCGATTCGTAGGTGTTGGGCGTGACCAGCACGCGCGCCGCCGCGCTTGTCGTCACTTCCTCGATTTTTCCGTCGCCGTTTAGCGTCGCGTGCTTGTGATGCGGGCGCAATTGCGCGAACGCCGATCGGTGTAGGTGCCGAATCGCGGCGATAACCGGGATGCCGTCGCCGCCGATGCGCGCTAGGTTCCGCTGCCAGCCGGTGCCGTCTAGCGGGTCTAGTTCGCTTGGCACGCTGCCCCATCCGGCTAGCGTGCGGTCGAACCCCCAAGCGTTGAACAGGGACACGCCGCCGGGCTGTCCCCATGTGAAACCTAGCCCGCCGATGAACGAACGGGCGACGGCAATCGGGTTCATTCCGTGTACCGGTGTCGCTTCGCTTTGGCTGGCGGTTCGGCGTCGCCGTCCGTCGTTGCGTGGTCAGCGGCACGCGCGCGCGGCGCGCGGAACGCACCGAACGGAACGAACGGCGGTGCGTCGGGGTGCGCGTTGCCGATCGCCGGCGCCATCACGGCGCCCTGCACGGCGAACGCGTGCCGGCGTTCGATCAGATACGCCGCCTCGGCGTCGTCGGCGACGGTAAGGAACGTTCCGACCGGGATTTGATAGTGCGCGGCGACGGCGGGATCGGTGACGAATAGCGGTGCCATGTCAGACCCCGTACCGCGTCGCGATCATCGCGCCGGCGAGGCACGCCAAACCCGCCGATTGCAGGTTCACGCGCGGATGCGATACGCCGATCGCCGCGAGGATGAACAGCACCAACGCGGCAATTAGCAGGATCAGGTGCAGCATCGTTGCCCCCTATGGAAAAACGCCCGCGCGTTCACGGACGCGCGGGCGGGAATGGCCGGCAACTGCGTCGATGCGGCCACGGTCGAACCCTTACCAAGTGATCGCCGTCACCCCTTGCACGGCACCGGCGCGCGTCAGACCCCATCCGGTCGGCATGACGTTCCGAATGCCGATTGACCACGTTTGGAACAGCGACAACGCTTGCGCGCCCGCCGTTGCCGCACCGGTCGTGCCGCCGGAAACGCTGATCCCCTTGTCGGGCAACACTTGGTCCGCCGTCGCGCCGATCGCGCCCGCACCCGTCATTGCCTGCGTTGGCGCCGACAGGGCGGAATCCGCCATCGTTAGCGTTGCTTCCTCGGACATATCGATTTGCGGCGGGTCAAACGCCGAGGCGAAGCACGACGCATCGACTAGCGTCGCCGTGTTCGCTGGCACGCGATCGCCGGCGATCACGGTGAACCCGAGCAAACGCCCGTTCGCAATGTCGTCGCGATAGATGTATTCGCCTAGCGCGTTCGTCATCATCGACAGCGAAACCGCAGTGGCGCGCGAAACGATCAGCACCGGACGCGAACCCGCGCCGGCGGCAATCATCGCGTTCCACATGGTTTTGAGGTCGGCAGTGACCGCCGCCTGTCCGCCGCCGGCTGCACCGGGTGTCGCCGCAACGCCGTTCAGCAGACCCGCCGGGCGCACCGTCAAGACCTCGGCGACGCTGTCCAAAAGGTAATCGTCCAACGCGTTCGCGCTGTCTTGCAACATCATGTCGCGCAGGGTCGCGATTGCGTCGGGGTCGCTGGCGCGTTCCAGTTCCTTTGTCAGCGTCGTGATTGCCGCGAGTTTGTAGCGGTACAGCCGCTTCGATGAAACGCTGCCCTGTTTCACGGGAATCACGCCGCCCTCACCGACCCATGCGCCGGCCAACGCTTTGCCGCGCGTCGTGACAAACGGAATGATGGTCGATTGGGCACCGTTGAACGACAGCCGGCGCCCCATGGTGGACAGTGCAGCGGCGACGCTGATCGGCGCCAAATCCTTTTCGATCATTTGCCGCAGTTCAATGCGGATGAGTTCCGCCGCCCATCCGGCGGTCGTCGTGTCCGCAACGTTCGACGCGGCGCGCGCGATCGCGATGATTCCGAGGTCGTGCGGCCACAGTTCGGCGACGATCGACGCCACGTCGCGCCCGTTTTCACGGCGCGATGCAACGCGGGCAATGCCCATCATCGCTAGGCGCGTACCGGCTGGAACGTCGGGAATGACGGGGCGACGCGTGACGGGCGCGACGCGCGCGACCTGCACGACGTTGGCCGGCGGTTGTGGCGTCACGCTGCCGGGCGGCGCCGCAGCGGCGGCGGCGCGCGCGGCTGCCGCTTGCGCGCCGC